AACTAAAAAAACAGTCCTCTCTAGGATCTTTGACTCAAAAATTAGTCAAAGAAGTGGAGAAGATGAACAATACAAGTGGAGGTGCTGATGAGCGTCTCTGGAAGCCTGAAGTTGATAAAACAGGTAATGGTTATGCCGTAATTCGTTTCTTACCTTCCCCTGAAGGAGAAGAAATACCTTGGGCAAAAATGTATTCACATGCATTCCAAGGACCAGGTGGATGGTATATTGAAAACTCTTTGACCACAACTGGTGGCAAGGATCCAGTTTCAGAATACAATCGTGAACTTTGGAATAGTGGTAATGAGGCAGATAAAGATGTTGTTCGTAGACAGAAACGTAAGCTTTCTTACTATGCAAACATCTACGTTGTAAAAGACCCTACCAATCCTCAGAATGAGGGTGGAGTATTCCTCTACAAGTTTGGTAAGAAGATCTTTGACAAGGTTATGGAAGCAATGCAGCCTGAGTTTGAGGATGAGTCACCGATTAATCCTTTCGACTTCTGGCAAGGTGCAAACTTCAAATTGAAGATCGTCAAGAAGGATGGTTACTGGAACTATGATAAGTCAGAGTTTGATAAAGTATCTCCTCTCTTAGAAGATGATGATGCACTAGAAGCATTGTGGAAGAAGCAGTATTCTCTTGCTGCTGTCACTGCTGCAGATCAGTTCAAGTCTTATGATGACCTTCAGAAACGTCTGAAGTATGTTCTAGGGCAAAGACCTCCTGCACGTCGTGTAGACGAGGAAGTGGTTGATGAGGATAACTCTCGTGGTTCTTTCCAACCTAATTTTGAGACACGTAAAGCAGAGGAAACTGTTACTGCTGCTGTAGCATCTGCTAGTTCAGAGGAAGATGATGCATTATCATACTTCCAAAAGTTAGCTGAAGAATAACTGAGGGAAATTCGACTTTTTATTCCAAAAAAGTCGCAAAAAAAACTCTGGTATTTTTTTGTTCTATTACTTTTTTATTGGAATAATCTGATATTTTCTGCTTTTTTCAAGGTTTCACCGACATATTCGGTGGAACCTTTTTTATATTTTGCAATATCTTGAATATCATCTAGGACTATGCTTATATACTCTGGTCTTAAAATAAATATTTCTCTTTTTTTATTTTCTAAATTTTCTTCATATTGAAAGTTTGTGATAGGTCTGGTAATGTCATTTTCAGTGGTTAATCCACCAATAAAGTAATCATAATAAGTCGTTTCAAAATCAGCAGCTACTTCCAATCCAGCAGGTACAATAGTTACCTCATTACTATCTTTAACCTCTACAGTCTCATAATGGTGAATTCCATTATATATTAAGTTATAGTCATCATTATACTTATCTAATAGATATCTATTGAAATCTGCTTGGGGTAATGGCCATTCATTGGGAATATTGACTATATTATTAGCTAGTAAAATTAACCAATCTAGACTAGAATCTTCATATATTTCTGCAGCTACATTATCAGGTCTATCATCACCTACAACAGAATATTTTTCAAAGAAAGTTAGATTTTGGTAAATATCTTCTCTAAGAAAAACTCTTTTAAAAAGATTTTTGACGGTAATATAATCTGATATTTTAGCATTAGGAAGTCTGCTAACATATTCAAAATCTGGGAGTAAGTTAAAATAATTTGACATTTTAGAAACCTATTTCTTGTGGTAATGGTGTATCTTTACCGTAATCGTCATTATAGATTGGATTAAGTTCGGAGTATGTCATAGTCATTTGATAAGCTGTCATTACTCCATCTTCATATGTTGAATATTGTCCATTTGGGGCATAATCAACACCTAATGATTGTAAAGCACATTCTTTAAATTTATTCAAATACTTATGTGGTTGTCCACTACTATTTCTGTATGATAATTTGAATGTATGAGGAGATTTCATGAATAATCTAGATTTTGTTCTAATTGGAGCCATACCCTGTTTAAAAAATCTAAGAATTTGAATAACAGTCATTGCTTCTTCTTTATCTCTTGGTGCAAGGAGAAATTGGAAACTAAAAGTTCTTAAACTAGGACCACCAAATAATAATTCCATATTTGGATTTGCAATTGCACCTGTGGTTCTTGTTAGTAATTGTTGACCACCTGATGCCATTCCTGCGATAACTGCTGCAAGTGCGTCTTTATTAGCACCAAAATTCTTTGATATATCTTTTGCCAAATCTCCTGCTTTACTAACACCAGCACCTGGACCTTCCCCCACAGTAGTTAATGCAACATTAGCAAGTGCCATATCTAATGGTGACATTGTTTGACCACCCCATGTCACTGCTTGCCCATCTTGAATTCCTCCAGGAATTGGAAGAATAACTGACCCTATACTTCTTTTATCAATATCTGTAGATCTTTTTGACATCGAAAAATTTTTTGTCATCTTTTTCGGTTCATATTTCATCATATCAAATTTTAGAAAATCTTGACCACTTCCATCAACAGTTTTATGTCTTAAAGTACTGGGAAAAACAAAAGCACCAAATCCTGCTTCTCTAGTTCCCTGTGCTGCTTTACCTGCTTTTCCATTTACAATAGATGCTGCATCATCAAGTTTAGTTAGTTTAGGATCTCCTGTAAATATCCCTTCATTTTGGTTTATGAGATCTTTTGTTTCTTTATTAGCTTCTGCTACTGTTTTCCCTTCATCAACTAATTGTTTTTTTACTATTTTGGATGCTTGTTTTTTTAATGTTCCGTCTTTTTGTATTTTCTCTGCAAATGCTCTATCATTACCATTAGCACCACCCCACCAATTTTTATTATATTCCCATTTTCCATCAGAACCCAAAGTACCTACTCTTTTATCTGCACCAAATTCTTCATTATATAATTCCACTTCTCCAGTTTTTTTATTAACAAGCGTGAAATATGCTTCGTTTGTTTTAGGATCTATAAATCTATTTGTTTTGGCATCACTGCCATAGTAACCTGTTTTGGTTGTCATTAGATATAGTCTTTTTACTTATTTAGTATGAATTTTCCATAAGGGAATCTGAGAAGCTCATCAAGTTCATCATAATCGACAATATAGAGTTGACCTGCTAGTTCTTCCCATGTATAATTACGAGATTGTCTCCAATGAAAGTTGAGTCCCTTAAATCCCCAAGATTGTAAATCTGTACAAGCAATAAGAGGATGTTGATCATATGTTATATCAGGAGTTTTTGCATTGTATATAAAAGTATAAAATTGTCCTACTTCGGGGATAGGGGTTACAGTTTCATTTAGTGCTTCCATGATGATTAACATCATTTCTTCAGGATCATTTATAGATTTTTCTAAATCTTCGTAGACTGCTTCAATTCTATTCATTTGATTCCTAACTCTTTTTCAGTTATAATCTTAAATTCAATTTTTCGGTCTTTACACCATTCATCTGCTGCTTTCCATTTTGCTTGATTTACAGCATATGTTTGACATTCGTAGATATATGATTTAGTCACTCTTTTTCTTTTTTTAGGTTCTTTAGTTTGTTTGAGAGGTTTTACCTCTATTACATATGTTTTTAATTGACCAGTATTTTCTTTTACTTTAATAATAAAATCTGGAAAGTATCTACGGACTCTACCATCAGGAGCACGGTAAGGTATCCAAAATTCTTCACTTCCCCATTCTAAGATATTTTCATTTATATCACACCAATTACAAAACCTTCTTTCCCAAGAACTACGGCAAATAATGTTAGTTATATCACCTTTATATTTCTTAGGTTTCTTAGGTTTAAATATACTTTTAATACTTTCCGCCATTTCTCTTATACATAATATATAAGGTCAAATAGTATTTATAAAATGCCGAGGACATTTAAAGTATCTGACATCAAGGCAAATTTATTAAAACCAGCAACAACTTCTCATTTTGAAGTTAATGTGCCAATTATCACTGCGCTATCTGGAAAATATGATACTTCAAAGCAAAACCAGATTCAATTATTATGTTCGGAAGCATCTTTGCCTGGATCTAATTTAGCAACATTTGATATTAATAATGATCGTATGGGTGTGACGGAAAAGCATGTTCATAGAAGAGTATTTGATGATAGAATAGATTTAACTTTTTATGTTGATGCTGGAGCGTATAAACCAATTACTTTTTTTGAAGATTGGATAAATTTTATCACTAGTCCAGCTGAAGATAGTATACGACTTCCAGGTGTTCCACTTCAGAAGGAAGATAGTAATTATTTTTATAGGATGAGGTATCCTCAAGGTGATAATGGTTATATTGCTAAACAAGGACTAACAGTTACAAAATTTGAGAAAGATCAAGCACTTGGTGGAGGTGGGTTAGAATATAAATTTGTAAATGTATTTCCTTTGGCAATAAATTCTATGCCAGTTTCTTATGATACCTCTTCATTA